AGCATCGAGACCCTTCTCGATCTTCTGCAAGCAAATGACATGAGTAAGGTGCGGCAGATTTACCTTCTGCATCTCTCGGACGGCAACAGCGACGCAGAGGCGTTCAAACGGCAAGTGCAGCAGGAGACGGGCGCAGAGGTTTATATCGCATAAAGGAGGACAATCATGGATATCACCATCAAGAAAATCAAGGTCGGCAAAGGCAAACTGGTCTTTGAATACGACAAGAAAGAGGATGAGGAGAGCCTCATCAGCACGCATACCTCGAAGTTCGAGGAAGAGCCGGAGCCGGAATTTTGGCGGGTATTCGATCTCCTCCGCGTCGATGTATGCGGGATCCTCGAGGTCGATCCCGGACAGTTCGCCGAGCGCATCATTCCAACCGGTGTCAGCTACTCTACGGATTCGGGCGGATACGACGGCGCGATCATTACATGCGAATACAGAATGCCTCGATCCAAAGCAACGACCACAATCAATACGCCGCTCTTCAAATTCCCGCAGACTGACAGTGAAAAAGGACTTTCAGGGTATTTTGATGACGCGACCGTAAAACACCTGCGTGATCTGCAGGAGGAGGCGATTCTCTATCTTGAAGGACATCGCGGGCAGGGCAGCCTGTTCGAGGACGAGGTGAGGGATCCGCGCAATGTAACACCGGAGCATTCGAATGTGCGAATGCTCGGCAACGACAACATTCAACGATTAGTGGGGTAACGAGATGGCAGAACGACGGATGTTCTCAAAGCGGATCATCGGATCAGCACGTTTTCTCCGAATGCCGGGGTCAACACAGGCGCTCTATTTCCATCTTGGAATGGCAGCGGATGACGATGGAATCGTCGAGGCGTATCCGATCATGCAGATGGTCAACGCCTCGGAGGATGATCTGAAAATTCTCGCGGCGAAGGGCTTTGTCAAAGTCCTCAATGAGGATCTGGTGACCTATATCCTCGATTGGCAAGAGAACAACAAGATACGGGCAGATCGAAAAACCAACAGTATCTATAAAGAACTCCTTCTGCAGGTCATGCCCGAAACCCCGCTGATAGAGCCGCGCCAGCGCGCTGATCGTGTGCGTCCTAACGACGAAACGGACAACCACGGGACAGCGATGGGACAACCAGAGGGCAACCAAGTGTCAGACATGGGACAACCACGGGACGACAACGGGACGTCCCAGGGACAACCAACGGACAACCATGGGACAGCGATGGGACCGCATAGGATAGGTAAGGATAGGATAGGTAAGGATAGGGTAGTATATGCTGCTGCCGCGCGCGCGTGTGTGCGCGAGGAGACTCCGGAAGAAAAAGACCACGGGGCTGTATTCAGAGCGTTCTCCGACAACATCCACCCCATCACGGGAGAGATCGAGCGAGACAGGATCATTGACCTCACGGAGGAATACGGAGCTCTCTGGGTAACGTCTGCCATCGAAGAGGCGACACTTTCGAATGGGCGCAGTCTGCGCTATATCACGGCGATCCTCGAACGCTGGAAACGGGACGGATTCAAGGCAGAGCGAAAGAAAGGTGAAAAACGTTATGGCACTGACGTCAATCAAGGAGACGTGGGGCGAGATGGCTCGGAGACATCCCCGTATGCTGCATATTTTGACGGAGGCTCGGGCAAGGGAGGCACGGGCGATCTGGGCGGCGCGTCCACGGAGGACGGAGATTCTGAACGCGATTGGAGCGCCGAAAGAGGCGATCCGTTCAGCGCGCGGGCTGCTGATGGCGGCGGAGGCGGAGGAGATCAAGCGGACGCATAGCGCGGCTTGTGCGGCTTGCCCGTACACTGTGGATGACTGCCATACATGTCGCTACAACGGGAAGGAATTTCACGATCTGCGCTATCGCAATGAATTTCTCACATGCATCCCGTCATGTCCGAAGTATGAGGCCTACATCGCCCAAAAACGAATGAACCGCATACTAGCACAATCCAACATGGGTGCCCGGTTCAAGGGGCGGACATTCGAGACGTTCCGCGCAACCAAAGAGACGCAGGAGGCATATAACGCGGCGATTCGCTTCTGCCACGACTACGAGGCGGGCAATCCGAGGGGGCTGATGCTCTGCGGCGGATACGGAACGGGAAAGACGCATCTCGCGGCGGCGATTGTGCAGCGGCTCGCGGAAAACGGAATCGTGACATTATTCCTCAGCGTCCCCGAACTGTTCGCGAGACTGCGGGCGAGTATCGACAACAAGACGATCAACGCCGAAGAGATTGTCACGGAGGCAATGAATGCACCCGTCCTCGTCCTTGACGATCTCGGAGCCGAGAAGACAAGCCAGTGGACGCAGGAGCACCTATACCGGATCATCAATCATCGCTATGAGCACCTCCTGCCGATTGTGATCACGACGAACTGCACGGGCTGCTCGCTGGTCAGAAGTGTAGGCGAGCGCAATTTAAGCCGGCTTGCAGAGATCACAGGAGCCCCCGTGATGATACAGGCATCGGACTGGCGCATGAAGGAGGTGGGCTGATGGTATTACACACAAGAGGCAAGGAACCGAGCCTGTATAGAGCGGTGCTCCGTTATCCGGGCGCAAAATGGCGTATGTCTGATTTCATTCTACGGTATATGCCGAAGCATCACTCATACCTTGAACCATATTTTGGTAGTGGTGCAGTGCTGTTCCGAAAAGAACCGTCCCCGATTGAGACGGTGAATGACATTAACGGAGACGTCGTGAATCTTTTCCGCATTGTACGGGATGAGGCTGCTGCGCTGGCCGAATACGTTGCGGGTATCCCGTACGCACGACAGGAATACGAGGCGGCACTAGTAGAGGCGGAAGAGCGCACGCCAATCGAAAGAGCAGCACGATTTTTGACGATAGCGTGGCAGAGTTACGGAGCGCGTGCCGACGGTAAGACGTGCGGTTGGAAGCGGGACATTGCGGCACGCGAATCCGCCTATGCGGTGCGGAACTGGGCTCGTCTACCGGACTGGATACTCACAGCACAGGAACGTCTGAAACAAGTGCAGATTGAATGTCGAGATGCGATAGAGCTGATTGAGCGATTTAACAATCCTCGCGTATTGATATATGCCGACCCTCCGTATATGCATGAGACGCGTTCCTGCAGGCAGAGCTATCGGTATGAGATGAACGAGGAGGAGCACATGCAGCTACTGGACGCGTTGAATCGACACAGCGGTGCAGTTATGCTCTCCGGTTATGCGTGTGAGCTATATAACCGAGAGCTGAAGAGGTGGAAACGCGTTGAAATGGATACGGTTGTTACTTCGGGAGCCATAAAAAATGAATGTCTGTGGATAAAGGAGAGGCACTGATGGACGAATATATCCCTTGCAAGAAGAACGACCCGACGGCGCGGGTATCATGAGGCGGCGAAATGACACTCGGCAGTCTGTTTGACGGCATCGGCATGGCGCAGCCGTGTGCCGATTGGATTCTTCGCAGAATAAGAAAGGAGACAGAAAAATGAAAGAGTTGCACTATTATGAGTGCGAGAAATGCGGCACTCGCTTTACAGTTAAAGATAAAGCGCAAACATGTGAACAGAGCCATATTGCACCGCGCCAAATTGAGTATGTACAGTATGAGCGCGGAGTCGAACTCAGCACTAATTATCCCACGCGCATCATGGTAGAAATGACGGACGGAAGTATCGTTTCTTATTACAACAAGAATTGAAAGGAGGAGGAAAGCCAATGATCACACACTATCTATCACACCCCTATAGCGGTGACGAAACGAAGAATCGGGCAGAGGCGGAGGCAATCCAGCGCGAGCTGCAGGAGAAATATCCGGATGTGCTCTACATCAGTCCGATCGCCAACTTCAAGGCGCTGGATGGCATAGACTATGATACGATCATGCGGTACTGCATAGAGCTTTTGGAGCACTGCCATGGGGTAACGGTAACCGGGCAATACCGGGAAAGTAAAGGCTGCATGATGGAGATCGCACATGCGAACAAATACGGCATCCCAGTATTTTTATACGACGGGGAGCAGTATACGCTGCTGAGCAGTGCGGAGGTTGCGCCTTGAGCACATATACCGCTGTCATCCTCGGTGAGCCGGTGGCACAGGGGCGTCCGAGATTCTCTCGGCAGGGCGGATTTGTCAAGACATATGACCCGGCAAAGAGTCGCGACTACAAGAGCTATGTGCGGATGATCGCCGCGCAGAATGCCCCTGCAAGCCCCGTAGAGGGTGCCGTCGTGTTTTCCCTGCGCATCTATCGTGCCATCCCTAAAGGGATGCCAAAGTACAAGCGCGAGGCGGCCATGGCAGGGGCACTGCGCCCGACCACAAAGCCGGACGTGTCGAACGTCCTGAAAGGCGTCGAGGATGCCTTAAAGGGCGTGTGGTATAAAGACGATTCTCAAATCGTCGGATTCTCCGAGCTCGGCAAATGGTACGACGAGCGTCCGAGGATCGAGATCACGATGCGGGAACTGGACGGCGGCGCGGAGTAGACAAAGAGGTTTCGGAGCAAAAAGAGAGTGCGAGAAGTCGCGCTCTCTGTCTCGTTGTTAAGCGGAGGGAAAAAGGTGCAGAAATACAATGCCTATGAACAGATGGTCTGCAAATATCTGAAAAACTATAGCAATTTCAAGCACCAAATCGCGAGTATTGACATTGAGATCGAGGGGATCAATTCACAGATCGAGACGCTCGGTGGTCTGAAAGCGACGACCTATGACAAAGTTATCGTCTCAGGAGGAGAGCCGAACTCATCTGTGGAGCGGGCGATTGAACAGAAGGAGAAGCTCGAGGCGCGTTTGTTGATCCTAGCGGCGGATCGTCAGAGGATCACGACACTTATTCATAGGATTGACGCAGCGCTTGAAACACTCAATGATTCCGACCGGGAAATCGTGCAGATGAAGCATATGACGGGCTACAACTGGATTTATATCACACAGCAACTGCCATACAGCGAACGGAGCTGTCAGAGGAGAGAACGGGAAGCCGTCGGGCAGATTGCTGCTATTCTTTTTCCGGAGAGCGTAAGCGAACAAAGAACGGATTTTTTATTTGTTGATGGGAGTTTTGCATGAATTTATAACAAGGTTGGCAGATTCGTGTCGCTTTCTTGTCGGAATCGTGGCGGACTTGTGTCGGAAATGTGGCGGTTTTTTGGCGGAAAGTTGGCGTGTTTTTCTTTCTGAGGCGTGCTATGATGATAGCGTCAAAATTATGCAGGGGGATCAGTCCTCCCGAAAATCAATCATGAAATGAAGTCCTCGCCGGTGCGGCGCAGGACTTTTTGTTTGGCAGACAGAGAGGAGACGGCGGATTTGATTCAATACGATTCACCGGCAGAGCCGCGCGGCAGGACGAACGACGACGTCCCTGTGTTCTGCGCATATGATGAGATTGTCTCCCTTCGGGATATTCATCCCAACCCCGGCAATCCCAACGAACACAACAAAAAGCAGGTACGGCTTCTCGGGGACATCATAAGGGCGACGGGATGGCGTGCGCCGATTACGGTCAGTAAGCGCAGCGGTCTCATTACGAAGGGACACGGGCGCAGGATGGCGGCAGAAATCATGGGATGGGATTCTGCTCCCGTGGAGTACCAAGACTACGCGAGCGCGGAGGAGGAGCACGCCGACCTCATCGCTGACAACCGCATCGCCGAACTTGCCGACCTCGATATAGGCAAGCTAATGGATATGGTGCAGGAGATGGACACGGGCGTCGTCCCGATAGAGCTCACGGGCTTTACAGAGGAAGACTTGCAGAAAATCATCGCCTCGATGGAGGGCGCAGATGATGCGGTGGACGACAAGGCAGATGCAGACGTCGGCGTCGACGATGACTACAAGCCGTTCTCCCGGCTCGGAGACCTATGGCATCTCGGGAACCACCGTCTCATCTGTGGCAGCGCGACGGACACCGCGACAGTCGACCGATTGATGGATGGTCGCAAAGCGCAGCTCGTACACACCGATCCGCCGTATGGCGTCAGCTACAAGACGCAGAGCGGCAGATTTGACATGATCGCCAATGACGACAAGACACACGATGATCTGATGGCAGAGCTGCTTATTCCGGCATTCAAAAACTATGTGCGGAGTACGGTCGATGATGCCGCGTTCTACATTTGGCATGCATCGAGTACGCGCCGCGACTTTGAGGACGCGATGATTGCCGCCGGGCTACTGGAGAAGCAATATATTATCTGGGTCAAGAATGCTCCCGTCCTCGGTCATGCGGATTACCAGTGGGCGCATGAGCCGTGTTTCTATGCCGAGAAAGCAGGACAGCAAGCGCGATGGTGTGGTGACCGTTCGCAGAGGACAACATGGAACGTCGTCCTGCGAGAAGCGGACGGCATGGCAACGACGCTTTCAGGCGGCGTCGTACTGATGGACGGCACGGGCGGTAAACTGTATCTCACGGACAAGATACCAAAAGGGAAAAAGGTACGCCACGTCCGGCTGAGCAAAGGACGCAGCATCTGCCTATATCAAGAGAGCCGTGATAGTACCGTTTGGGAGGTCGCACGCGAGAGCAAGACCGTGCACCCGACGCAGAAGCCCGTCGAGCTGCCAATCCGAGCGATTACCAACAGCACGGAGCCGGGAGACCTCGTGCTTGATTTCTTCGGCAGCAGCGGATCGACGCTGATCGGCGCGGAGATGACGGGGCGCGTTTGCTATACGGTGGAGCTCGACCCGAGGTACGTCGATGCGATCATCCGACGGTACATTGAGATCAGTGGCAAGCAGACCGTCACTGTCGAGCGCGATGGTAAGGAGCTGTCGCTCGACGAAATCATGAAGGATACGGAAGGAGGTAACGTGGATGCATGAGCAGGAAGACATCGAGCGAGCAGGAACTATGGGAGCGCCAACCGGATGAATCCTCGGTTGCCTACGAGGCGTTCCTGTGTTATCGCAATATGGGACACGAGCCGGAGGGTGAAAAGAAAAAGCGCCGTCTGGCGAGTGTTGCGGAAAAGTTAGGAAAATCGCTCAAATTGATGGAGCGATGGAGCTTCACATGGGACTGGGTAGAGCGCGCCCGTGCCTACGATAACGAGCTCCAGCGCATCGGCATGGAGGAGACGCGTGCCGCCATCAAAAAAATGCTCAAAGACCATATGACGATGGCGCAGGCACTGCAAAAGAAGGCTATGACCGCACTCCTGCGGCTGGACGATGAGAGTTTGTCCGCGAAGAACATCCTCGACTACCTCGCACAGGGCATCGAGCTCGAGCGTCAGGCTCGCCTCGAGGCGGCGGATGTTGGCAGACCTGGTGCGACGAAGGGAAGTCCCATCGCAGCACTTGAAGAGCCGGAGCAGTCGACCATGGTGCAGCTGGTGCAAACCCTACAAAAAGCGCGTGAGAAGAGGAGGACACCCTGATGGAGTTTCGCGACTGGGGAATCAAGGCACTGGACTTCATCGAAAAGCCGATTGAGGAGGATGCCTTCATCAATATCCTTGAGGGCAGCGTACGCAGCGGAAAGACCGTCGCCATGATTCCCAAATGGCTCAACTACATCATGACGGGACCGCCGGGGCTGCTCCTCATGACTGGTGTGTCCAAGGACACGATCTATGACAACGTGCTGAACGACCTGTTCGACACCATCGGCGAGGAGAACTACCACTACAACCGCCAGAGTGGCTCACTGGACGTGTTCTGGCGAGATGCAGACGGCGAGCATGTGCGTCGCATCAAGGTCGTCGGCGCGAAGGACGAAGGCTCGGAGAAGTTCATCCGAGGAAAGACCCTCGCAGGGGCGTACTGCGATGAGCTGACGTTGATGCCCGAGCGGTTCTTCAAGCAGCTCCTCAACCGCCTCAGTGTGCCAGGGGCGAAGCTCTACAGTACAACAAATCCAGATTCACCGATGCACTACCTCTACAAGGAGTACGTCACAAGCGAGCAGAAGCTCCGCGACGGTCTCGTGAGCGTGGTGCATTTTGAGCTCGACGACAATCCGAATCTCACGGACGATTACAAGACGAACATCCGCAGTTCGTACTCCGGAATGTGGTTTAAGCGGATGATCCTAGGGCTCTGGGTGCTCGCAGAGGGCATCATCTACGACATGTTCAGCGACGAACTGCTCTTTGACGATACAGAATTCACGAACACACTCAAAAGCAGCTGCCGCCGCATCATCGCGTGTGACTACGGCACGAAGAATCCGATGGTCTTTCTTGACATCTACGATGACGGAGAGACGATCTGGATCCCAAATCTCTACTATTGGGACAGCCGAAAGGAGCAGCGGCAGAAGACCGACGCGCAATACGCAGACGATCTCGAGAAGATGGTCGGCGAGGAGTTCCCCGATTTCGTCGTCATTGACCCTTCGGCAGCGAGCTTCAAGCTCGAGTGCCAGGGGCGCGGATTCCGTGTCAAGGATGCGGACAACAGCGTCAACGACGGCATCCGCGAGGTGGCAAAGCTCCTGACCAAGAAGAAGATTCGCATCCACCGCACACGATGCCAGCCGATGATCGACGAATTCCAAAGCTACGTCTGGGATGAGCGCGCCGCCCGGATGGGCGAGGAGAAGCCCGTCAAGCAGGCAGATCACGCGATGGACGCCCTACGCTATTATGTGCATACCATGCTGCCGAAATGGAGGAGGAGAGAATGAGCAAGAAGAAAAAGACC